GGTTTGGTCGGTTGCGAGGATGCTGAATGACCGGGGCCACATGGTGCGTGTGCCTGTGACGAGCAAGGCGAGCAGCTACAGCGAGGCGTTGCATCATGTGGACGATGGCGACTTGTTTTTGGAGCAGCGCATTGAGGTGAAGCAGCTGGGAGTGGACTTTACGAGCGCGAGGGACTGGCCGTTTGGCCGGAAGTTCATTGTGTGCGCGAAGAGCGCGTATGACCGGGCGACTCCGAAGCCTTACTGTTTCTTTGTTCTGTCAAAGAGCGGGCAACACGCGGCGGTGGTGCTGGGCACGTCATCACCATTCTGGTCGATAGACGAGCGAACTGACAGCCGGCGCGAGAACGTGCGGCAGAGCTTTTATTTCTGCCCACTGGAGCAGGTAAAATTTTTCCGGATGCCGGATAGGAGGTCGGATGCGTGAGCTGGCTTTTTGTGCGGGCGCTGGGGAGCAAACACAGAGGAAGAAAACTACGTGAGCAATAATAACAGGATCAACACGCAGGAAATTAAGGACGCCTGCGAAAAGTTTCTTAGGGAGCGCGGCGAACAGCCGACCACTTTCAGGGAGATGGTAAACAAGAGCGCAAAGCGCGGAAAAAAGCGCGGCGCGTCACAAAACAAAAAGATCGAGGAGGCAGCGCAAGAGCTTGAGCATGAAGATTAGAGTTGTGTCGCCAGACCGGCACCAGGACCGAATCGTTCGCATTTACGGACGAGAGCCCGGCTTGGGCGAAGAGGTGCATGTGCATTGGCACAAAGAGGTGGACGGCAAATTGAACGTCCACTGCTTTGACGGGATTGTGGAGAGGGTAATTTGGACAATGGGCGAAGATCCCAGCAACGTGAGATGTTCACTTCATCTGAGGAAACGAGTGAGGAGCTGATTGCGGGCATTCCGGCTGAACACTTGTGCAACGACGCAATTGTTTTGACCGGGTTAGACGACGCGGTGATGGGCTACACGGACCCAGGCATCTTGGTTTACAGCTACGTAAAGATGGCGGATCACTTTGTAGAAGAGGGGATGTCACGGGACGAAGCCTACGAGTGGATCGACTTTAACGTGCTGGGCTTGCAGGGAAACGGATCTGGCTTCTCGGTCTTGTATCACACGCGATGTTGACCTGGCAGGAGCACCCGGTTTTAAAGCCGCCGACTCCTGAAGAGCTGGCGTTAATGGAGCCTGAGCAGGTATTGCGGCTCCACACGTCGTTTCACGCGGCGATACGAAACGCGGCGAATGACCCGCTACATTGCGGTTTTAAGATGCCGCACTGGGAGAAAGCGGATGAATTAGTGACCGGGGAGGACGCGACGAACGAGCTGATTGTTCTGGGCGGCAACCGTTCTGGCAAAACGATCTACGGCGCCCAGAGCGTGATCCGGGCCGCGATCTCAAATCCTGGGAGCACGATTTTTGTGTTTGCTCAGAATGCGGAGGTATCGGTGCGCCAAGTTCAGGCGGCGGTCTACGACTGGCTCCCTCCGGAGTTGCGAAAAACGAGTCGATCCAAGGGGCACTACGTCAGCTACAAGCGGCAGACCGGCTTTTCTGGCTCATCGATTATTTTTCCTAACGAGAGCCAGATTGTTTTTAAGCACTACAGCCAATACCAGCAGGACCAGAGCATTCTTGAGGGCGCCGAGCTTGGCAGTTTTGAGGAAAACGGGGCTCCAAACTGGGGCGTATGGCTCGACGAGTATCTCCTGGGGCCGGAGCTGGTGAACACGTTGCGGTTTCGCTTGGCGACTAGGAACGCGAAAATGCTCCTGACGTTCACGCCGATCTACGGCTACACGGCAACAGTGCGAGAATACTTGCATCAGGCCGACACGCTTGAGCAAGTGCCTGCCGAGCTGCTTGACGGCGAGCGCGTGCCGGTAACCCAGCGCAGCAAGTTGCGAGACGCCTCGGTGATCTACTTTCACTCTCAAAACAACCCGTTTGGTGGCTACGAGCGAATCAAAAACGACCTGAAAGGCCGCACAAGGGAAGAGATCCTGACCCGTGCCTACGGCGTGCCGGTGCGCTCCTCTGCCACGGTATTTCCAATGTTCAGCAGGGAAAGCAACGTGGTCCCGCACGATCAAATCCCGGCCTCGGACGTAACGAGATTCCAGCTAATTGACCCCGGAGGCAGCAAGAATTGGTGCTGCTTATGGGTAGCGGTAGACGCCTCTGGCAGCTGGTGGGTTTACCGCGAATTCCCGGACGACATGGACTGGGCTGTCTGGAAAGACGGCTCTTGGAGTCCCGGTCCCGGCGCCAGGGGCAGGGGGCTGGGAATCCGCGACTACGTGAAGCTTTTTTACGAGCTGGAAGGCGGAACGGTAACCGAGCACGACGACGGCAGGATCACGACTGACACGACGTTTCAAGGTGAGGCAATCCACGAACGGATTATTGACCCGAGGATGTGCAAAATCCAGACGCCCAGCAAAGACGGCGGAAGCGAGAGCATCCTGAGCAATTTGGACGATTACGACTTCATCTGTCAGCCATCCTTAATTCCCGGAGGCGACCGGACGCAGGAAATTGAGCAAGGATTGCAGGCGATGAACAACCTGATGGCCTACGACCGCACCAAGCCAATCGACAGCGTCAACCGGCCTCGTTTTTTTGTGTCCGAAAAATGTGCCAACCTGATAACCGCAATGGCAGAATACACCCTGGAAGGGGGGCTCAAGATGCCTTGGAAGGACTTTATTGACTGCGCCAGGTATGGAGCGATCAGCGGAATCTATCACGGCGACGAGATTGCAGAATCACCAATTCAAAGCACGGCGCCTCCGAGCTATGGGGCGCCGGCAAGAAGAAGCAACGAATGGCCATGAGCGTTCTCGACGAAATAGAAAGCAAAGACGACCTGCCGCAAAAAGACGTTTTGGCGTTGCTGCGGATTTCGGGCGCAAAAATTAAAAAGCTGCGCGAAAACCACATGACCACGGAGGACTGGTATCGTGTAGCAAGCAAGGGCAGGCCCAAAGTGATGTATCGACCGTCTGGGGTTGCAAAACTGCGTATTCACCTGGCGGCGGCAGACATTTTGCCGTTGGCGGTTCCCCGATTTCAGGAGGCCGTATGCCTACCGCACCCTATCAATGAAAGAAGCAGGCACATCTGGGCAAGGATTAGACAGGTTGGAGGAGAATGGGAACGCCATCCAGTGCTGGTTACCCCTAGAATTCGTGCCCACCTCATCCCCGGAAAACCGTTTAAAGTTCAGCTCGTCGAGACGGAGACGGGGGAAAAAAGTTATCGGCACGAAAGCCTTTGTCCTTGAGCAAGGAGATCGGTTTTTGGCCTGGGACTACTGCTATCTCAAGATTAAAGGCGCTGTCTTGGGCTCCGCAGAAGAGTCGTCTTTGCAGGCGATTAGTGAGCGAACAGGCCACGATGAACGCTGGGCTTACAAGGTGATCAACAATCTGCAGCGCCGGCTTAGAGAGAAAGAATGACCCAGGACTTTGTTGAAGACGCGGTAGAAGCCTGCAACCGGGAGAAGGTCCCGTTTCTGTTTGCGATGCAGGGCGGTGACGGCGACTGGATTGTGAACTACAATCTGGAGGCTTTTGATGCGTTTACCACCAACAAGGAACAGGAAGTCTGCGACCTGATTGCCTTGTCTCTTGCAACGAAGCGAGAGATGTGACGATACCAAGATCGGTCACGGTAGCAGGGGTCAGGCTGAAGGTAATTGTTCGCCAATTGCCCGACGAGGACACTTTTGGCGAGTGGCATCTGGACAAGAAAACCATCTTTATCAAGAAGGGCCTGAGCGATGACGACGCCGAGCAAACGCTGTATCATGAAATGTGGCACGCTTGCATGGACTTGTCTGGGCTCTCGTTTCTGGACGGCTTTCCTGACGAAACATTAGCGCGAGCCTGGGACTTGTTCCGGCCATTCTACGACACGGTGAAGGACAGCATGCGCGATGATTAAGTCGCTATGCCCGGAAACCTAAAGTTTACCATGATGCGCCGAGGAAAGGTGCCAATGATTGATTTCCTCGACCCAGTAGGCACCAAGAAAAAAGCCCGCATATTTATTATTTCAGACGCGCACTTTGACAACCCCAAGTGCGACAGAGACTTGCTGAAGCGCGACCTTAAAGAATGCGTAGATGGCGGCTGGCCCTGGGTTTCTGCCGGGGATTGGCATTGCGCGATGCAGGGCGCCTGGGACCCGAGGAAAAGCAAGTCGGACATTCGTCCGGAAAACAATGTCCCGGACTACTTGGATTCCCTTGTCACAACCTCGGCAGACTTTCTTGAGTTTGCGGCGCCAAACGCAGCAGTTTTTTTTGAGGGCAACCATGAAGGCTCAATCAAGAAGAGGCACGAAACCTGTCTGACCACCAGGCTGACTGAGCGGTTGAGGGCCAGCAAAAAAGGGAGCCCGGTAATCACTTGTGGAATGGGCGGCTGGGTGCTGGTCCGTTTGCGAGTGACAAAAACGCAGACAAAAATATTTAAGATTTGGGTGCATCACGGGACTGGATCAAGCGGCGGGCCGGTTACGAAGGGCACGATAGCGACTGCAAGACGCGCAGCGGCCTATGAC